TGCGCCTGATTGCCGTCAGGTGCTTTTTGTTTTATCTTAGTTCATCTGTGCTGATGCCTAACGCATCAGCGATTTTCTTAACTGTGTCAAAATATAAATCTTTTACCACTCCATCCCTTAAACGATAGATCCCAGCTGTACCAACACCAGCTTTTAAACAAAGTTTATAAACTGTCCAATTTTTCTCTGAAAGTTTTTCAGATATTTTTTCCCATAGCATGGTTGTTTCCTCCTTATCTGACTTTATTTTTATAGTTTTTATTTCTTTGTATGTCTTTTTACAACATATTGTGCCTTTTACGACATTATCTTTCAAAAAAACACCATATATTGACAAACATTGTTTTTTATCATACAATAAAAGTGTGACTAAGACCTCTCCCGTTTTAGTCAAAATTCCAATAGAAAGGAGAAGATAGTATGGCAAATACTCCAATAAAACCTGGAACAGATAATCAACCTGCAGGAACTTATATCGAAAAAGGTCCTCGTGGCGGTAATGTACCTGGTGGCCGTGTTGTTCATATCGATAAAGGCGACAGATTACCACCGACTCAGAAACCAGGTAATGGTTGGGTTAAACAATAATCCGATCACTCTACGCATCTAAACGGATGCGTTTTTTTGATAAACAAAAACTTTTTCCTAAAATATCAATTTGAAGCCATGCTTCAGCATAATATCGTCCTTTTTCTTTATACTTTGTAATATAATGGTGAATCATTTTATTCCCTCTCCTAAATCGTATAAATTCCGCCATTTCTGGCAAAGGTTCGTAGTTCATTCATCTTTCTAGTAAACTGGTAGTCGCTTGTAATCAGCAACCGCTCTTTCAGCAAGCTAGATAGACCGTAATGTTTTTCTTCGAACTGATCAATAATCTGCTGACGCTCTTTAGTAGTCACTTGCTGACAAGGTGCGTCTAGACTCTGTGTCATTGCTAAATTTGAACGCATTGGTCTTCATGTTTCCTTTCGTTATTCTATCTACGAGGCTTTTCTCGTAAAGTTGCTCCAAGTGATTGCCCCCGTAGTTGGTTGTAATAATCGTGTTCGTCCTGTTTTCAAGTATCTGATACAGGACTTTTTGCATCCAACTATTTCCCTGCTTGATTTCATCGCCTACACTTGACTCTTTGCCGAGGTCGTCCAAAATCAAGTAGTCCACTTTCTGCAAGAACTGGATAGTCCGTCTTTCTTCCCACTTGGAATCCTTGTACCTAAAAGCGTCTTTCATCCGTGAGAATAGTTCCATAGAGGGAATATAGACCACCGAGCGCTTCAACTGGAACTTCTGGAAACTCTCGTTTAGTGTCTTGGCAATTCCAACTGCTAGATGGCTCTTCCCAACTCCAGGCGGTCCGCTGATAATCGTATTCCCCTCATATCGCTCCTTCACATAGTCACCCGTCACACGTTTAGCGAAATTGACCGCCTCAGCATCTTGGTCTGTGTGAATCTCAAAGTTGCCGATAGTCGCATCCTTCAAATCAGGCGGAATGATACTCTCCTTAGAAAACAAGGAGTAAGACCGTGTATTTCTGATTTGAGCCTCAGCTTGCGCCAGTTGCTCCCCTGCTTGACTGTGGATTTTCTCCTGTCCGCATTCAGGGCAATAAGTCAGCACATTCTGCGTGCAAGGGTTGACTGAGCGCCACATATAGACCCCCTCATGCTTGGGGCATTGGGTATCCAAGGTTTCAATCTGTAAAAATCTACCCTGCAATTCATCTCTTGATACTGCTCGCATAGCACCCTCCTAGAATCCCAGTCGTGGGTTGTAACCGTCGTCTGACAATCTTAACTCACTGCTTGGCTTCCCACTTGACCGCTTCGGTCTCTGTCTATTCTCTACCAACTCAGCAGTCACTAGACCTTTCTGCTTCCAATCTCTCAAGATGCTTTCAAGATATTTAAAGTAAGGCTTACCATTCCCCACACATTCCTTGATTGCTAACTTGATAACCTCTTTACTATGGTCTTGCAAGAAGTATTTCAAATCCTCAATCTCAAACGGTGTTGGATATCGTCCGAACTCTGAAAAAATCCAATCGTGAACAATTCCCAAGTCATTTTCGGGTGCGTCCTCTATACTATATAGATTATTAGCACCAGCACCATCTGGTTCACTCAGTCTTGATAAATTAGTATTGATATTATCAGTCTTGATTATGTCAACTTTTTTTACTTCTTGAAGTAAAGTTTTTTTACTTCCGTGGTCAACTTTTTTTACTTCTTGAAGTAAAGTTTTTTTACTTCCGGAAATATATAAACGATTTGGCTTATTTACTCCCTGCCTAACTTCTCTAAGTAATTGCATATCAGCAAGTTCTTTCTTTGCTGATATGATTGTGGGCTTGCTGCAGTTAAGCTTTTCCATGAGTTGCTCGTTTGTATAGTACACAAACACATCTCCCTTTTCATCAAACCATTTATTCTGAATCGACAATGTTCGCCTATCAAAGAGAAACATATATATTTGCTTTGCTTTATCACTCAGTACATTATAAGGTGGCTCATAAAGCCACTGAGGCATTTGATAGAAAGCGTTGTTCTTTACTTCGCTTATTTTCAATCATTCTTTCTCCTTTACTCTTCAAACTTCTCCCACGACTCGCTAATTCGCAACTTCTTGTTAATGCGAAGCTTTAAATCATCACTTCCTTTACCAACTTTAAAAAGTTGCGTAATAGCTGATGGACTAACACCTACGACGGTAGCTAGGTCCGTCTGCGACCACCCACGTTTTTCAATTCGCTCTTTTACAAGCTCAATCCATTTACGATGTTGTTGGCTCATGCGACCTCCTCCTTTTTAATTAAGTTAAAGAGTTAGTAAATTATTTTATAAAACGCTTGACAGCTTTTAGCGTATCTGCTAAAATGAAAGCATAATTAAAAACCTTGATAAAACCTTATATCTATCAGCTTACTCGCTCGCTAAAGCTATTTATTTTTAGATAAGTTTTAACTTCGTTTTTTACTAACTCATTAACTTACAAAAACTATTTTAGCGTAAACGCGAAATAATGTCAACTGTTTTTTGCGTATTTTATAAAATATTTTTTGTCATGTCTTAGAAAGGCTAATAAATCAATGTTTTCTACTTTTGAAATCGTAAAAGATTTATGTGAAAAACAAGGGATTTCGCTAAATACTTTAGAAGATAAGCTAAAACTAGGCAAAAATTCTTTGTATGGGTTGAAGAGGAATCAACCTTCTGCCGAACGGCTACAACAAATCGCCGACTACTTCAACGTATCCACCGACTACCTGCTCGGACGAACAGATAACCCTGCTATCGCTGGGGGTGATGAATTTGCTCAAGTAAACGGGCAAATCATAGACTTACGCAAAGCAGCAGCCAACACCATGTTATTTGACGGAAAACCACTAAATGAAGATGATATCGACTTCATCACATCCGTCCTATCCGCCCACTTCAAAAGCAAAGGAGAACGCTAATGACTATCACTATCAACTTCACAGAAAAAAACTCCTACATCACGGACTACCTAAACAAACACGGTATCGACACAACGACCATGGATTTTGACGACTTCATGGCACTCATGGAAGATATCGAAGACGCACGAACAGCCGACCAAGCCTATATGGAGTACTTAGCCGACCCAGTTACTTATACCATGGATGAGGTCTTGGATGAACTAGGACTAACTCGAGAGGATATTGCTTAATGTATCGGCTAGATATTGATAAAAAAGCTCTCAAGCAACTTAAAAAACTAGATACCCCGACCAGAAAACAAATCCTATCCTGGCTTGCTAAAAACATTGAAAACACGACCAATCCACGACAACACGGAAAAGCATTAAAAGCCAACCTTTCAGGTTACTGGCGATACAGAGTAGAAAATTACCGCATCATCTGTGATATCCAAGACGATAAACTAGTCGTCCTAGCCGTGGAAATCGCCCACCGCAGAGATGTTTATAAATAACGAAGGAGAACTATGACACTCGCTAAACTCTGCGAAGAATATCAAGTAGAACTTTGTCTCTTCGATGGTTCAAACTGGCACAGTAGCGGTTTCTATAATCCAGACACAAACGTACTCGCTATTGACCACAATTTGGCTCCTGAACAACAAATCCAAGTCGCACTTCACGAACTTGGACACAAAGACCATACACGCTCAGAGTACCAAAACGCCCGTCTACGCTGTGAAAACGAAGCTGATAGGAATATGATCCATCATCTCGTAAAAGACGCGCTAGAAAACTTAGACGACCCCACAGAGTTTGATTACCTCAAATTTATGTCTTACTACAATCTAAAAACCATGACAAATGAAATTATGGTTAAAGAAGAGTATTTAGCATTAGTAAATTAAAAAAAGGAGTATCAATATGGAAATTGATAAAGTAAAAGCCGATTTAAAACAAGTCGGAAAACGTGTAGCAGACCTCAGCCAAAGCATTACAAATGAAGAGCAGACAAAAAATGCCTTCATTATGCCATTCTTCCAAGCGCTTGGGTACGATATCTTCAATCCTCTTGAATTCGTCCCAGAGTTCACTGCCGATGTGGGCATTAAGAAAGGCGAAAAAGTTGACTATGCAATCATTTTGGACGGTGAACCACAAATCCTAATTGAATGTAAATCAATCACAGAAAATCTTACTAAGCACGACTCTCAACTATTCAGATATTTCGTAACTACTAAATCAAAATTCGGTATCTTGACAAATGGTAGAGAATATAAATTCTTTACTGATTTAGATGAACCAAATAAAATGGACACAACTCCATTCTTAACAATCGATGTGACTGATATCAAAGAAAACCAATTTACTGAGATTATCAAATTCCACAAAGAAAATTTTGATATTGATAATATTGTTTCATCAGCTTCTGAATTGAAATACCTCAACAATCTTAAAGCATTTCTGACTGAAAACATCACTACACCTTCAGATAGTTTCCTCAGATATCTAACATCAGAAATCTATGAAGGTCGTGTGACTCAAAATATCTTAACGACATTTTCTCCTATCATTGTGAAAGGATTTAATCAATTCATCACAGAAAGAGTTAATGAAAAATTGAGTGCAGCACTTAATACAAGCGTTGAAACAAAAGTAACAACCGATATTCCAAAAGTTGAAGCTGAACCCGAAGAGGTTGTTGAAGTCGCTGACGAAATCATCACAACTCCTGCTGAGTTAGAAGTTTATACTGTTGTTAAAATGCTTGCTAAAGATGTTATATCTCCAGAACGTGTATTTTACAGAGATAACCGAAGCTATTTCAATGTTTTGGTTGACGATAATATCAAAAAGTGGGTATTACGTTATCGTTCTAATTCTAAGAAAAGCACAATCGAAATTCGTGATAAAGGTATCTTCCCAGTATCTACTCCTCTCGAAGTCGCAAATTATGCCAACGAGATTTTAGAAGTAATTGAAAAATTTGCATAAGATAAAGGAGAATATCCATGAAAAAACTACTGACCACATCAACGATTTTGCTTAGTGCTACAGTTCTAGTAGCATGTTCTAATAACCAATCAGCTACCAAAGATAGCTCGGAACAACCAAAAACGGAGCAAACCAAAGCAACTGAAAAACCAGCTTCTAAAAAGGCTACTAGCTTAGACGATTTTAAAAAAGCACTAGAAAGCAATGGCTTCACTATCAAAGAAGAAATCTCAAAAGAAGCTAGTCTTATTCAAGCCGAATCAGGAAAAGGATTCATCTTAGAAGATGATACTGCTGTAGAGGTTTACGAATATTACGATAAGAACCCAATGTTTGAAGAAGCTAAGAAAGAAAAAGAGTTAATCGGACACCCTGCTTATATCTACGGGAATTATGTTGTTTTAGTGCTTAATGCTACAGACTCAAAAAATAAGATTTTAGAAAGTTTCAAAGGGTTTGAGTAGATTGTTGACAGTATTTATAAATTGAACTATAATTAAGTTACTTAGAGGTTTACCCTCATATTTTTAAACTTTGCACCTTAGCGTGCCAGGGGAAGTAACTTAACCGTTGCTTCCCTTTTTAAAAACAAAAAATCCCCACGCTCTCAAAACTTTGGCGAGTCTGAGCGTGAGGATGTACTGTATAAGGAAACGACCATTAAAAAGGTAGTTTTCTTATACTCTATTCTATCAAGAAATGAGGTGAAAATCAATGTGGATGGAAGAACTTTCCAACGGAAAATATAAATTCTTTGAACGATACAGAGACCCTTATACTGAGAAATGGAAAAGGGTATCTGTCACTCTTGACTCTGGATCAAGCAGGGCAAAAAAAGAAGCTCAAAAACAACTGGATGAGAAGATAGTAGAAAAACTACAAAGTCTTACTACCACAGATATGCTTTTTACAGACGTACTAAGTGATTGGTGGGAACTTCATAAAAAGTCAATCAAGCCTTCTACCATAAAGACCATGGTCTATGCTGTAGATGAAGTAAAAGAGACTTTTGCGCCTGACGTGAAAATAAAAAACATCACTGCGAAGTACACTCAACAGTACTTTACTGACTCGGAAGAAAATCATATCAAACTCAAAAAGCAAAAGTCAGTACTAAGCATGGTCTTTAAATATGCGCTTGATATGGAACTGGTAGATAGCAATCCTATCCAGCGTGTGAGACTTCCTAAAAAGGTTGTCGCATATGAAAATATGGAAAAGATTGAAGATAAGTTCCTTGAGCAAAGCGAATTAAAAAGGCTTTTAAAAGCTATGAAAAGCTATAATCGGGGCTATCACGTCGCTCGTATGGCTGAGTTTATGGCTTTAAATGGTTGCCGAGTCGGCGAAGCTGGTGCGCTTAAATTTGAAAACTACGATAAGAAAAACCGTACTATCACTATCAACGGGACTTTAGACCCAACCCGTAAAGGTTCAGAGGGTGTTAAAACCACACCTAAGACCTTATCATCTATCAGAGTAGTTGACCTAACAAAAAAAGAAATTGAAATCATTGAAGAATTCATAGAGTTACATAAACTAAGAAAGAATACAAACCCAAACTATAAAGATATGGGATTTATATTTGTATCAGCCAATGGAATTCCCATTCATAAATCAAGTATCGGCAAGCTCATGAAAAATGCAAACGCCACTTTAAAGAAGCCAATCAACAAACCACTTCACCCACATATACTACGTCATACACTAATCAGTACACTTGCTGAAAATAACATCCCTTTAAAAGCCATCACGCAAAGAGTTGGGCATAAAGATAACGGAAAGACCACAATGGAAATCTATACTCACGTAACCAAGAACATCAAGTCGAAAGTTGTTGATGTACTAGATAAAATTTATAAATAGTTTTGCCCCTTTTTTGCCCCCTGGCACATAAAAATAAAAACCGCTACTCCTAAGAATAGCGGTTTAATCATGTTTTTAAGCTACTAATGTAGTCGCTCTATTATTTAAGAGTAACTGAAGCTCCAGCTTCTTCCAATTTAGCTTTGATT